ATATCCTCCCGCTGGGGAAAGCCTGGACGGCAAACCAGACGGCGGAAGCGCTCCGGTTGCTCAACAATATTTTCTACGCCATCGCCGGAAACGAGCAGGGCGAGAATTTTCAGGATTTCCCGTTGGGGAATTATGGGCGCCAGTCGGTCGAGCGCATTGACCCGCCGTTTGCGACCTATTTCAGCAATCCCCCGATCAATCGTCGACTCTTGGCTTTGAACGATGCGGCGATGACCGTCTATTTCCCGGTCCAGCCGTGCGACGGTTCGCGGATGGCGATTCAGGATCCTTTCAGCCGTCTTGCTGCTTTCCCTGTGACCGTGGATGGTAACGGCCGGACGATCGAAGGCGCGGCAACCCAAAATCTCAATACGAACGGCTTGGACCGGATTTGGTTCTATCGTGCCGACAAGGCCGATTGGGTGCGGGTCACGGATAAGGCGGAAGCGGACGAAATGCCGTTCCCCCGCGACTTTGACGATATGTTCATGATTATGCTCGCGCTGCGGCTCAACCCGCGCCACGGCAGGGAATTGAGCGCCGAAAGCGCCGAAGCCCTGAAGCGCGGGAAGCAGGCTTTCGTTAACCGCTATTTGCAGTCCTCTCCGCTGGCGATCAATGACGATATCTCATGGCCGTTCCTGTCGATCCAGGGCTATGATAACGGAGGGTTTGTCTATGGATCGACGGCTTCCTTCAACCGCGGCGACTGGAGATAATCCCCGATGGTCGATCTTCCTCTAGCCCGCGGAGACTATTTTCGAGGTGTCGCGAAGGAAGCGCGGATCCGTATCCGGAACCGCTATTTCGAGACGAACCCCGTCCTGTCCCAAAATCAGGTCGCGCTGATTTCCCGCATGGGGATGCGGCGTTACGTCCAGGTCGGGGAAGGCCCGATCCGGGCGGTGTACAGTCAACCCGGCACGTTCAACGATGATCTTTTCGTTGTCAGCTACGACACCCTTTACCGTGTCAGCAAAACCGGAGTGGTCACCACGATTTTATCAGGCATGACGGGTACGTCCTTGCGCAGTGTCGTCAAGATGGCGGCGACTGCGAATATCGGGGACACTCCAGCCTATCTTTTCATTGCGGACGGCGCGGTACTCTATGTCTATATGGAGAATAGCTACGCTCGCGGCACCTATGGCGGCGGAACCCCGGCCAACTTGGACAAGATTGTCATCGGTGGCACGGAAAGCTATCAGTTCACGACGGGCAGCGTCAACGCGGGCACGCCGGCCGGCACGGTAGCGAACCCCTGGCTTGTCAAAATCGGGGCCACGCCGACCGAAAGTTTCCTGAATCTGTTCAACGCCATCAATGCCAGCGGCGTGGCAGGAACCGATTACAGCACCGCGAAAACGGCAGCATCGATCCAGATCCAGGCTCTTGCTTATACCGCGGCCCAGCTTCAGGTTCGAGCGATCGCGTTGGGTGCGTCAGGTAACGGCATTACCACGACCGCGCCGGTGGGTACGAACGCTTGGGGTGCGGCAACGTTGACCGGAGGCGGCACAACGTCGATTAATCAGGTACAGACGCCGGACGACATTGGCGTTATGGACGTGGGATATATCGCCTCCAATGTCGTCGTCGTTCCCGCCCAAGGACAAGGGATCAACGGGCGATATTATTGGATCGAGCCCGGAGAAATTACCATTGACCCGCTAAATTTCGCGACGGCCGAACGCGCGCCGGACCCGATTTTCGGCGTCGTGGTTTTCGGGGATCAATTCTGGTTGCCCGGACAAACGACGACGGAAGTTTGGTATTTCACAGGGGATCCCGATGCGCCGGTTTCCCGCCTTCAAGGCGTCGTTTTCGACCGGGGAACATGGGCGGGCACCGCGCTTCAGGTCAAAGACAGCATGTTCATTGTTGATAATGACGGGGGCGTTTTCCAGATTTCTGGGGGGATCAAGCGCATTAGTCGGCCGGATATTGAAGAGCAGATCCGGGAAGCCATCCAGTATCAATCCGCCAATCCGCTATAGGGGCCGCCATGACTATCGAGCATATGGACAATTTTTCGGTTTTCGGCAACGGCGGCCAAGCCTATCTGACGGACGGCGTTTATGTGGAGGCGTCGGGCGGCTTGTCGCTGATGGCCGACCCTGCACCGACCCTGACCGGGACCGTCCTTCAGATGGGCGGAGGCATCGCACAGACTCTTCGCTATGTGTTGGGCGGCACGCGAGTAAAAACAGGCATGGCCGGTCGATTTTTCGTGCCAACGCTTCCGGAAAGTGTGCTGCGGATCCCGACGCCTTTTGGATTTCGCAATGCGGCCAACGGAACCCTTTTGACCCTTCAGGTTTACCCGAATGGGTCGCTTGTGGTGCGCGCTTCCGACGATGAAGTTGGCGCCGCACTCGCGCAGTCCGGCCCTCTCGCCATCACCGCGAACGGCTGGTGGCATATTGAAATGTGGGTCACATGGGCGATTACCGGCGCAACTGTCGAAGTCCGCGTGGAAGGAATTCCGGTTATCGGTCCCGTCGTCTTGGCGACGGTTACGGCGGCCGGGTGCGATCAGCTTGCCGTCGTATCACGGCGCACCAGCATTACCACGACCGCGCCGACGATGTATGCCAAGGATTTGATTTTTGCCAACGGCCTGGGCGCGTTCAACAATGGGTTCATGGGCAGTTGTCAGGTCTATTCGCTGATCCCGGATGCTGATGTGTCGGCTACATGGTCGCGCAACACTGGCGCGAACAACTATGGCAACGTCAATGAAGGCGGCCCGCCGAATGACGACACGGCCTATATCTATGCGGTAACTCCCGCTCCCGCGGCTAACGTGATGGGCCTTTCCGATCTTCCGATCAACGTCACGTCGGTAAAAGCCCTGATGGCGGTCCATCGATCGAAAAAATCGGATGGCGGCGACGGTAACGTGCAAGTCGGACTGAAATCCGGGGCGTCAACCGCGCTGGGTGCCGACCGGCCGATAACGGTGGCCTATACTTATTTCCGTGACGTGATAGAAACAGATCCGGCGACGGCTGCGGCATGGACGCCGGGGGCGGTCAACGCGGCGCAATTGCAACTCAACCGGACGTTATAAGGGGGATTTATGTTACTTTTCATGGATATCCCCAGTGGGAGCCAAGGGCTCTATGCGAATAATTCCGCGAAGATGCTGGACGGACTCTATACGACGGATGGAACCCCGTTCGCTTCCTTGGTGAATGATCCTGACCCCTTAATCGGAGCAAATGGGAAAGTCATCCAACTCCATTCCGCACAAGCCCCTACTTTATTTGCTCAATCTTTTCGAAAGGTTTTGCCGAATAGCGTTTATACTCTCGGTTTCGCTTGTCGTATTTGGTTAAACGCTTTACCAACAACGGCGGCATCAACCATGATGCTGGTAGATATGCGAAATACGTCGAACGCACCGATGTGCAATCTCCGCTTGGAAACTGACGGCCGGATTAGTGCATATCGCGGAGGTAGCGGAGCAGGCTGGAGTGGCGGTGGTACCCTTTTGGGGACTAGCGCGGCCCCGGCTTTTATTTCTAATGCGTGGCAGCATGTCGAAGTAAAAATGTTTTCTGACGGCGCGGCGGGGACCATTGAAGTTCGTGTAAATGGCGTCACTGTCCTAAATCTTACCGGACAAAACACTTTAGGAGCCGCAGGACCATGCACACAATTTGCTTGTGGCCCGGTTTCTTCAGGGGTTATCCCGGACTATTATTGGTATATGAAGGACATGGTTGTTTGGGATACCACGGGAAGTTTCAATAATAATTTCATGGGCTCTGTGTCCGTCAAGGAATTGATCCCGGACGGTGATGTGTCGGCAAATTGGGCGGTGACCGGATCGGCCACGCACTTTGGCGCGGTGAACGAAGCCCCGCCCGATGACGACACCAAATATATTTATGCGGTGACGCCAGCGCCCGCTGCGGACGTGATGAGCCTGACCAATCTCCCGGTCGACGTGACGACGGTTCGCGGGCTGATGGTCATCAATCGGGCCAAAAACACCGATGGCGGCGACGGCAAGTTGCAGGCAGGCTTGATTTCCGGAGCGTCGACGCAACTTTATACTGATCGGCAGATCACCACCGCCTACACCTACTGGACCGACATTTCCGAAACCGACCCCGCCACCGCCGCTGCCTGGCTTCCGGGTGCGGTAAACGCGATGAATCTGAGGCTGAACAGGACGCTCTGATATGGCGCTGACCCCTGAAGTCCGCGTAACGCAAGGACGCGTCTATTCCTTGACGGCGGGCACGACCTTGCGACTGACCCAATCGCGGGTCTATGCGTCGATCAATTTCCCAACGGCTCAATTGCGAACAACCCAATCGCGAGTCTATGCGTCGACAAAATCCGGCATGGATTTACGAGTCACGCAATCCCGCGTCTATGCCGCCGTCCGGGGCAAGATGGACAATCCCCGGCTTCGGGCCTGGACCTTCACGCTGGACGGTCACGATTTCTATGTGCTGCGGCTGGGGGACACGAAAACCCTTGTCTATGACGTGTCGTCCGAACAATGGATGGATTGGGCGTCGTGGGAGAAGGATTATTGGCGGGCCAGCCTGGGCGCGAACTGGGTTGGCGGCACGGCGCTCGCGGATACTTGGGGGAGCAACGTTATCGTCGGAGATGACACGTTCGGGCTCCTGTGGTTTCTTGACCCCGATCAGGGCTTTGACGAGCATCCGGACTATGCCATCGACGTGGATATGCCGATCGAGCATATCGCTATGGCGCAAATGCCGATGCGCGGCCGGGACGTTCTACCCTGCAATGTCGTCTATCTGACGGCGGATAACAGCGGGCCGACCTTTACCGGCGCGGCGGTCACATTGTCGATCAGCGATGACGCGGGCAAGACTTTCTGGGATGCTGATACGATCACGATCGAGGTCGGCAATGTCGAACAAGAATTCAACTGGTATAGTCTGGGGCAGATCGGGACGCCGGGACGCTTGTTCAAAATTGTGGACAACGGCCTTACCCGTCTCGACGATTTTAAGATGAACGACGATGGCTGATAAAGTTCTCCAACCGCTCCAGGACCGGATCAAGATCGTCAATGACGACGGTACGCCGACGCAATATTTCATTCGCTGGGC